TTTCCTACTTTTGCTCCACTGCAGGTTGGATTCAATGCAACTGCATTTGAATCTGTATCTGATGGAGATGCTTTATTTATGCGTACCTCTGATGGTCAGGTAGGAAAAGCAAGTGCAGCTAATGGAACATTAGAAAATGCGACTGTAGTGGGTTTTGCTAATGCTGCTGCTTTGGCTAATGAAACTGTAAAGGTAATCGTTGTAGGACTAAAAACATTGAGTTCTTTAAATGCAGGAGATTTATTTTTCTTATCTGATTCAACCGCTGGAGCTATTACAACAACACCTCCATCTGGTGCAGGTAAAGCAGTGACTCGTGTGGGAGAGGCATCTACTACTACTGACTTTGCAATCCACATTGAACCTCCAGTGCTTTTAAGATAATGTCCAGTGTAAAAGATTTAGAACCATATGCAGGTAATGTTGAAGGATTAGTAGCTGTTCTTGAAGATTTCAGGGCTACAATGCCTAACCCTGTTGTATTTAAAGTAGTTGGCTATCAAGCTTTGACTTTTGAAGATGTTACTCAGGGAGATGCATTATATTCCAGGGCTTCTGATGGAAAGGTAGGAAAGGCAGTGGCAAATGGAACCTTAGACCAGGCTACAGTAGCTGGCTTTGCTGAAACCACAGTGACTTCAGGTAATCAGGTTCGTGCGATAGTTTCAGGTCAGGTGGCTGTGGCACAGACATTGGATGCAGGAGATCTTTTCTTTCTATCAGCAACAACTCCAGGACAAGTTGTTAAAGTACCACCATCAACAGCTGGCCAATATGTAACTCCTGTGGGTGAAGCTGCTAATACAAACGAATTAATTATACGAATAAAACGTCCTATTCTTCTTCGCTAAAATTGTTAAAGATAAAATAGAAGAATAATAAAAGTTTTTTATTAGATAAGAAACTA